TGAGCACCATAATAACGAAGAGGTACAGGGAATACACCGCGAGCGGACATCTCAATAAAGCGTTGTGTACGCGTCTCTTCCAACGTAGACTTGTTACCCAAGCGCGCCGCCACAAGTACTTGTATACGTTCGTCATCATGCTCTCCTAGTTCCTTAAACGCCTCATCGGTTTTGGCAAAGGCATACGCCAGCTTGCCCGTAGTCGGGCTCACCTTGGTAGGCGGCTCCACGTCGAACTTGCGCAGCAGCGCAGCGAACTTGTCGTTGGACATCAGCAGCTTTTTGATGCCTGCCATACCCTCGCTGAAGATAGCGTGCACGTAGTCCGGGTCAGCCTCTGCCAACATCGTATCACGCACAGTCTCCATCAGGGCCTGCTTGCGGTCTTGCACCTCGGTCAAGTGCATGCGCAGCTTGGGCTCGTCCAACATCAGCACCGGGTCAATGAACATGCGTAGGGTCAGGTCCAACAGTCTTAGTTCAATCTTAGGAAAGCCCATGGCCATGTACTTGTCGAACAGCAGCTTGGTCAAGTCCGTGTCGTTGCAGCAGTACTGCGCATAGCGTGATAGTTCCTCAGGGCTGAAGTCCTTGTAGTGCTTGCCCAGCGCCTGCAACACCGTGTCGCCCTTGACGCCCACGCCCATACGCGTAGCTTGGTTGGCCAGACTGTGCGACTTCTCATGCGGGAACAGCGCCCGAGACATACCCATGATGTCAATCCACAGCAGCGGGTTAACGCCGTAGTGCCAGTTCAGGATAGCTCCGTCAAAGGCAGTGTTCTGGCAAATGACCAGCTTGTCGCCCCAGTAATTCTTACGTAAGACTTGCTCTACCTTGGGCCCCGGCACCCATGCCGTAGGCTCGTCGTTAAGCTTAAGGGAGATGCCGATCGTCTCGTACTGCGGTGAGCGGACGTACTCCTCCGTGGTGATTTTAGAGAGACTGTACGTTGCGCTGTAGTAGGTCTCAAGGTCGCAGGTTACTAGGTTAGTTGTCACGTTCAACCCTCTCGCGCCCGAAGGCCTTGTTGTAAATTTTGGCGGCTATGCTCTCCTTCTCAGCGTACATGGCATTCTTAGCGTGCATGACTGGGGGCTGTTTTTTGAGGGCCTCTTTGTGCGTCTGGATGTGGTTCTCGTACATCTCACGGGTGATGCGCTGTTGGTCGGTAAGTACGTGGCTATCGGTGTAGGGGTCAAACTTAGCTGGGTCGTAGGGGATTACCTTTCCGTGCAACATCCTAGGGTCAGTAGCTCCCATCCCTACCCTGTTAGCCCGCCCCAGACCTGCTTGATAGGCCCGTTCAATGACTTCCCTCTTCTCGTCTTCCGGCTGCACCAGCAGGGCCTGCAGCACGGTCACCATAAGGGCGGGCTCTTTGATGTACCGGTCATGGGCATCGTTGTACGCCTTCATGTCCCGCACTGATAGCCGCTCCGCATCCAGCGCCCGGTACAGCTTGCCCCCGTAGTTAAAGTCCTCAGGGTGCGTCTGCATCCGTTCGATCAGCATCTTGGCTGCGTCCGAGCAGTCCATTTCGTGTGTCGTTGTCATGGTTGTTACCCCAGTTAAGTTGTTTCTTCTTTGCGTAGGCTTCCCGCTTTCGCAGGACTTCTTTTAGTCGGCGCTCCTCCTGCTTCGTCGTCGGCTTTTGGTGCGCGGACAAAAAGTCCGTAATTGGATTGGCAGTGTTCGAGGTCACGTACAAGCTCCAAGTTAGTTTCGTTAATGACTAAGGCAAGCCCACCCGCATCGTCAATGCGCCGCAGGTTGTGGAGTTGTAGCTCCGTAGGCTTGTTGCCCCCCGCCTTGGCTTCGATGCCAATGAACCGCCCGTCAAGGCAGGCGAGGATGTCAGGGGTGCCGTTGTTAGCGTGCAGCCCCCCTATGTAGTTCACAGCATACGCACCCTGCGCATTAAGCGCAGCATGTATCTTTGCCTTGACCTTTGCCTCAGGGGTCACTTACTGTTCTCCCACATGGCCTTGCGCAGTTCAGCCATTGCGTCCTTGAGGTCGCGTTGGTATTGCTCAATGGCCTCGTGCTGCTCCTGCATACGGACGTAGGCGTCCCTTGCAAATTTGGCTAAGTTCTCGGTAGTCCATGCGGCAAAGTTAGGTAGGTCGTTCATGCTAGTTCTTTGAGGTAGATAGGGGATTGTTCCCGAGGGCGTACGCACCGTGCGTGCGGAATGATGGAGGTGGGGGTGTCCACAAAGACGCGCATCTTAAGGGATTCTTTTGTGTGGAACTTCTCAGGGTACATGTCCCGCAAAGTCTCGAGGTATTCCTCCAGCGGCATGTTGGGCTGTGCCGAGTACGCTTGGTCGTCAAGCACCTTGCTCAGGTCTTTCAGGCGTTGGCGTTGGGTTGCGTTGAAAGGGCTTGCGCAGTCGTTGATTAGTTGTTCAGTTGAAGTCATGTTAATTCCTTTTGGTTGGGTTTAGGGCAATTCTCTGGGGGTACAACTACGCACCATACGGCGCTGTAGTATTTGCGAATACCGGTGGTTTGCCACCGGTCGATGTAAGCGTCTGGCATGCACTTGAGTGACGCCATGATGGATAGCCTAATGCCGCCCATCATCTCGACCAACTGGGCTACAGTAAGCCCGTCCGGGTGCTCGCGCAGCAGCTTACGTATCAAAGGCTGATTGGACTTCCTCACATTTCTTCTTTCTCAATGTTACGCTTAGGCAGCGGCAGCCAGCCTATGCACCAAGCGTTGTTCCACGTTCCCGTGGTGCAGATGCCGCCCGTAGTGAGCAGTAATAGCTTGGTGTTCTCGGGTGGCTTGAGGTCACCAGCGTGCGGGTAAAAGAACTCCTGACCCCCTGCTAGGTAGCGTTGCTCGGTCATTCTTCCCCCTCAAAGTTTTCAATGTGTGTTTGCAAGTCAACGATGCGGGCTGTTTGGCGCTCCAGCATTGCGGCTTGGTCGGCAATTTGTTTATGCAAAGCATTGCATTCAGTTAACAAAAACTCAATGGCTTCTGCGGCGTGTTCTGCCGTGTTTGCTCGGGTCTTGTCCCTGAGTTGCTTAACATATTCTTTGCAAGCATCAATGTTCCAGTGGCGTTTGTAAATGTCTGCTTCAGGTATTTCCTGCTCAATAATTTGTCCGTCTACAAACCACACTTTTTTTATTTCTGTTGTCATTTCTCTGTCTCCTTCTGTGGCAAAGTTTGTGTGATAAAGCGCACCGCAGTGTCGCCGTCCTTGAGTAGCACCGTGATCGTCGCGGCTTGCAGGTCACTGCCGTATATCAGCATCAGTGCTTCCATGATTCTTTGCGTTTCGTTGTTCATGTGTTCTTCTCCTTTAGTTTGGCTTCTGCTTCCAAAAGAATTTCTGTTACTGATAAACCAAAAACTTCAATGCCTAAAACAATGTAATTGCGCTCCTCTTCCGTCAGACCTACCCACGGGCGCTCCGGCTCCGGCGCTGGCTGTGCCAAGGCTTCTTTGATTGCGGTGATGGCCTGAGTTACTTTGTCGGCGTCATAAATTTGCATCATTCCAAAGTCTTCATCGGTGTGCCACTCATCCTCTCCGCAGGTTTCCAGCGCCTCAAGCGCCAGCTTCAATGCTTCTTTCATCAAAACCCCCTGCTTTTGATTGTTAAGAAGTCGTTAGCGCCGGGTCGAACGTAGCCCTGCTTGGGTGGTACATAGACTGGCTGTGACCACAATGAGTTCGTGGCTGGGGGAACTGCATCGGGGTCGCGTCTTGATGGCACAAATCCAGTGCGTTCTTTCATGTGAGCCTTGTCGCCCGTGGTGTTTTGGAATGACTCTAGCGTATTGTGTGGGTTCACACGCAGCGCGGCCTTCTTCATGAGGTTGGGGTTGCCTCTATCGAGCTTCATACTACCTCCACCACTTGTGCTTGTTGGTAACCAGCGTATTTTTCGGCATCATCTATCTCCTCGTGCTCCCCGTAGTACCACTCTTCATTAAAGTTGAGGGCAACAGTGCTGATGGTTGTGTGGTTGACTTCCGTCAAGCCGCCTTCATAGCCGGGGCGCACCACCATAAGCTCGGGGTCAAGGGCTTGCAGCTTTTCAATTAGGTCTTTGACTTTCATTCTGTTACCTCGTCGTCCATATCTTTCAGCATGTGGTTTAGCGCCATCATCTGTTTTAGTTTCTCCATGCGTTTAGCATGTAGTACGTCCGCTGCTTCACTCAGAGCTTGCGCAGCCCCGTGCAACTCAATGATCTCTTCCTTAAGTTCTTGTTTGGTTTTCAAAATGGTGCCTCTTCATGGTTGTTGGGATTGAACTTAAGGGGCGGTGCCTTGGCGGGCACCGGCATGGGGAAGGGTGGGAAGGGCCAACTCATGGTGAGTACCAAAAGTAGCCAAACAAAAAGCATAGGGTGGCGATAATCCCAACCATAACTGCTAGAGTTACCACGCCCTCCATCACATCCCAAAGCAGTTCGCGCTGCGGTGTGCAGGTACAGGTGCGACCTTGGTCGCAGTCGTTGTTGCAAGTCATTTGACCTCCGCGAGTTTGTTTGCATACCATGCCATCTTGCCAGCATCTTGCAGAGCGTTGTCCTTGTGACCCGCACGGCGAACAGGGCGCGTTACCGCCTCGATTGGGGTTAGTTTCATTTTGTATAGTCTCCAACATAGGGTTTGAATTGAAAGCCCGTAGGTTTGACTGGCTTCCGTTAAGGTTAGCTGCTCACCGTTCAGGAACACCCATACAGTGGACCGTCTATTAACGGCTTGCTCTTTTGGCGTAGCCCATCGACAGTTATCGGGGGCATACCCTTGGGTGTTATCTATACGATCAAGCGAAGCTCCGTTAGGGCGCGGACCCATATCAGCATAGAACTGCTCGAACGTAGCCCACTCAGGGCACACAGTGATACCCCGCCCACCATAGTTTTTGTACGCCCGACTATTAGCGTTTAGGCACCGTTGTTTCATAGCATGCCACGCTTCATACACGGGTGTGTTAATCAGCCCATGGGTGCGATTTAGCCTGCCTTTGTCGCGTCGGTAACACCCGCAGCTTTGCGTAGTTCGTAAATCCGCAACGGCTACGGTGTGCAACGCCCCGCACGCACAACTACATAGCCATGACGGCCTGCCGTGTTTATACGTAGGCTCCAGCACGGTCAGTCGCCCGAAGGTTTTGCCAAGGTTTGTGAGGTCTCTTGGTCTTCCAGTTCTGTTAGCCATTGCAAATACACCTGCGCTTTCTTAAAGTCTTCACTGCCGTTTTTGTACTCTGCTCTACTTAAGTATTTAAGTAGGTTTCCTAGATAATACCCCTTAAGTTGCTCGCCTGTCAACTTAGCTTTGATAAAGTCAATCGTCTCGATGCCGCCCACCTTGTAGTGCGAGGGGTGATTCACGGGGTCAGACGCAGGGGTGTCAACAGGTACGGGGCGGCGAACAATGCGGATTTCTTTCTTTGCTTTACGCTTTTTGGACAGGCGTCCATTGAACTCGACGCGGGACTTGTACGTATCGCCTACCGCACGCAGCTTGCCGTTCTCTTCAATCAAAATGCCATAGCTCAGCATGACCGAGACAAGGGACGTAGTGGACTGGAACTTGTAGCCTTGGGACTCCAGCATGCGTCCGATTTCCGTTTTGGTTTTGCCGGGGTTGTCACGCACGGCGTTGAAGGTAGCTTGGGTAACGGTAAGTGTAGATGTAGTGTTCATAGGGGTAGTTACAGGGGTTGATTCAGTCCAGTTGGCCATAACCTTGCGGGCTTCGGCGCGTTCAATAGCTTCTTGCAGTTTCAATCCAAGTGCGGATGTCATTTCAAAACTCCTCATCGTCGGTTAGGGATGCGACCTGAGATTCAAGGTCGTCAATACGTTGCTCCATTGCGTACACTTCATCATCACGGTTGCCTAGTTCAAAGTGCAGGTCGTCAATCTGCCTAGCGAGTTGGGCCGCTTGATCGTCTACCTCAAGGGCGTATGCAGCGGCCTCCGCTGCCTCCCTCATCACCATCTCGAGGCGTTCGCACACAAGTGTTAGTAGCCTGTCCTTGTGCTGGGTTAGGTAGACTTCTTTTAGAAGTTCCTCGTTGCTTAAGTTGTCGTAAATCATGGGAAAGTAATCTCCAGTAAGTTATTGTCCTTGTCTATCTTGAACCATAGGATGACATCGGGCGGGCCATCACGCATCGGTTTAAAGTGGCCCCCCACCTTGGCCACGTCTAGGATTAGCTGAAGCCATGCGGGTTGATTTCCTACCCACCCTTGGCTTTGGGTGTTGTCACCGTTGTTATACATAGTCATTTGCCAATCATCTTTGTACTCCTGATACCTAACTTCAATCTCACTCATCTTGTCCCCAGTCAAAGAAAGCATCGTATTTCCGTAACCTTACGGGCGGCTTACGCATCATCACCCCAGTCAAACGCTGACAGGATTTGGTCTACCTTCTGCTTAGTCAGCACGCGGGTGCCGTCTTCGTCACGGAGTTCCTTAGGCGTGACTCCAAGTAGCACTTCTTGCAGTTGCTTTCTCGCTGACTCCAACTGAGGGTCGTTCGTCACGTTCATGGCGGTCAGCAACTCGCACAACTCCACAGCACCAGTCACGATGGTGTCGTGAAAGATTTTCTTCTTGCCGTCTTCGTCCACGGTGAGGCGGTCGCTCAGTCGTTGGAGGGCTTCATACAGCCGAGTCCACGAGTCCTTGGTAGCCGATGCCAGCTGCTCCTCCAGCCTGCGGTCGTATTGCTCCATGAGTTCGCGCTGAACTGCGCTCTCAACATCTAAGCGAAAGTCACCCGAGGTTGGTAACGGTACGAACGCAATGTCCATACGGAACCTACGTGCCACTTGTGCAGCGTCCGGGTATTCATTGCGGTCAAACAGCGTACCCAACTGGAACGCGGCGGCTGCCACCAGCGTGGAGTACTTCACCAAGAACGCATCGACCAGCAACTGGAACTCGGACTGATACCGATTCATCACCTGCTTGTAGTCCAGCAGCGAGGCAGTGGGCAATAGTCGCGCACCACGATCGTTCCACGGCAGCGTCAGGCGGTAGTGTTCGCTACGTGCCCGGGCTTGGAACTTGGTGATG